ATGGGCCATACTCTAATAAAAGAGCACCTATGGTATATATTGGTGGTTCTGGTGGAACTAATGCACAGGCTGGTAGTAAAGTATTTCGATATCATGTTGCTGGATCTGATGTTATTACAAGTTCTGTTCAGTTTCCAGAAATAGAAGTTCAATGGTTTCATTTTGCTATTGTTAGAAATTCTGGAACGACAACTATGTATATCAACGGCGTATCTGAAGGTACGTGGTCTGACAGTACAAATTATGATGAAATAGATAAGTTGTGGATAGGTAGACATGGTTATAATGCAAATCATAACTTTCTTGGATGGATTTCAAATTTTAGAGTAGTTAATGGTACTGCTGTATATACTGCTAACTTTACGCCTCCTACTGATCCTCTTACATCAGTTGCAAATACAAAGTTATTAATTTGTACAAAACCAGATGCAGTAGACGATATAGGCCCTACTGGTCATACAGTAACAAAAGTTGGTAACGCTACTCATGCTGCTTTTAATCCATTCGGTGGTACTGGTTATGGTGCATTATTTTTTGATAAAAATAACGATAATCTTAAATATGAAATGGGTGGTGGTAATGCAATAACAGGTATGGGAGCTCTCACAGACCTTACATTTGAAGCTTGGGTATTTCATTTTGATGGACATAGTGATGATACTACAGATCCAAATGTTGAAACGTGTTATCTACATTGTCAAGATCAACTTTCTAGTGGTGTACAAATGACATTTGGTAGAACAAGAACTTACAGTAATACAAATCCAATTTTTACTAGTACGCATGGTCATCCTTATCAAAATCAAGTTTATACAGCTAACGCAGCCCATGATGTAAATCGTGGTGATTGGTATCATGTTGCTTTTGTGAAAGAAGGTACTAACCTAAGAATGTATAAAAATGGCACTAATGTAGCTGGGAATAATCAAACTTCAAGTACGAGTCTCCCTGCATCATTTAGAGTGGGTGAAATTACAATTGGTACGACATATGGTGATGGTTATGATATGTTAGGTTATATGTCAAATGTTAGAATTTCTAATAGTGCAAGATATAGTGCTGATTTTACTCCATCAACAACACCACTTAGTAGTGATTCAAATACAGTACTATTAACTGGTCAAAGTCCAGTACCAAAAGTCATTTCTAATGGTTCTTATCATTTTACATCAAATTCAACAAAATTATTAGCTACTCATGCAGATTTTAACCTTGCATCTAGTACACCATTCACAGTTGAAATGTGGTATTACCTTATATCTGCACCAGCTAATAGAATGATGTGGGATTTTGGAGTTGGTAATCAGTTTCAATTGTATCAATATAGTGGTAATTGGTATATATATGGATTAGGTGGTGCATATATTATCAATGGTACTGATTATGGAATGACTCTTAATAGATGGTATCATGTTGCTGTAACTGGAGATGGTTCTAATAATGTAAAGCTCTATTTTGATGGCGTACAATATGGTAGTACTTATAATGCGAGTTGGACTATTACTGGTGGTAAAGTAATGCTTAATGGAAATTTAGCGTTAAGTCAACCAGATGCTAAAGGTGTGGAAGCTTACCTTTCTGATTTTAGAGTAGTTAATGGAACACAAGTTTATACAGGCGCTTTTACTCGTCCTTCTGGCCCACTTACAACTACAGGCGGTACATATCCATCTAATACTAATGTGAATACTTCTATAACTGCATCTCATACAAAAATATTAACTTGTCAAAACTCTTCTGGTGCTAAAGTCGATAATTCTGCATCTGGACATTCACTTACTGCACATGGAACAGTTACACCAAGAGCTGGTGTTGAAATAATAGCGCCTGATGCAAGTTCAAATAATTTTATTCTTGATGTAAATGGTAATACACGAAATGCTAGAATTTCACCATTTAATTATAATGGATAATCTATTTTAAATAGGAAAAAACAATGGGAACACCAACAACAAGAACAACATTTAAAGATTACTGTCTTAGAAGTCTAGGGAAACCTGTAATCGAAATTAATGTTGATCCAGATCAAGTAGATGATAGAATAGATGAAGCATTACAATACTTTTCTCAATATCATTATGATGGTGTTGAAAGAATGTATCTTAAATATCAAGTTACAGAAGCTGATATAACAAGAGCAAGAAGTGATAATTCTTTGGCACAGGTAACAGATGTTGATGGTTCAACAACTGCAATTTGGAAAGAACAAAAAAATTATATTCCAGTTCCTTCTAGTATTATGTCAATTGTAAAAGTTTTTCCAATGACAGACAAACACGCTTTAAATATGTTCGATTTAAAATATCAACTTAGACTTAATGATTTATATGACTTTAGTTCTACATCTGTTATTCATTATGAAATGACAATGAAACATTTAGACTTTTTAGATCACATACTTGTTGGTGAAGTTCCTATAAGACATAATCAACATCAAAATAGATTGTATTTAGATATGGACTTTCAAACAGATATTTCTGCTGATGAACATATTATCATAGAGTGTTATCGTAAATTAGATCCAGCAACATATTCTGATATATGGAATGATATATTTTTAAAAAAATATGCAACACAACTAATTAAAAGACAATGGGGTTCAAACTTATCTAAGTTTCAAGGTGTGCAAATGTTAGGTGGTGTGACTATGAATGGTGAACAAATATATACACAAGCACAAGAAGAATTAAATAGATTAGAAGAACAAATACAACTTGCATACGAATTACCCCCAACATATATGGTGGGATAGATTATGCCTACTAATGTATATTTCGATACAGGAACTAGACCAGAAAGAGATCTATACGAAGATCTTATAATAGAACAATTAAAAATCTATGGTCAAGATGTTTACTATATTCCAAGAAAAATGGCTGGTACAAATACTGTCTTTGAAGAAGATTTAAGTTCTTCTTTTGAAACTTCTTATGTTATCGAAATGTATTTAGAAACAAATGATGGATATGAGGGAGAAAAAGAACTCATGTCTAAATTTGGTTTAGATATTCAAGATGATGCAACATTTGTTGTTGCAAGAAGAAGATGGGAACAATTTGTTGCAATTGATAATAACTTGGTCACAAATTTAAGACCTAATGAGGGTGATTTAATTTATTGGGCTAGAGGTAATAAGTTATTTGAAATTACTTTTGTAGATCATGATGATCCATTTTATCAAGTCAACAATTTACCCACATACAAATTAAAATGTAAATCTTTTGAGTATGGATCTGAAAAGATTGATACTGGTATTGTAGAACTTGATAATATAGACAAAGATAATAGTGTAGATCAACTTGCATATCAGATAACATTAGAAGATGAAACAATTCGTTCCTTTCCTTCACCAACTGGTAAAGGTTCTATAATTATGGAAAGTGAAGTTGAGGGTGCATCACCTTCCTATATAATACAAGAAGAATTTAAATTAGGAACAATAGACGAAAATTCACAAAACGATATTTTTGAAACTTTAGATGATAATATATTAGACTTCACAGAAGGAAATCCTTTTGGTGATGCTGGGATGAGATAATATGCTAGGACAATATTTTTATAATAATTCAACACGAAATGTAGTAGTTGCATTTGGAACATTATTTAATACTATACAACTACATAAAAAAGATGGAAGTGGAAATATAGTACAATCTATGAAAGTTCCTCTTGCATATGGGCCCAAACAAAAATGGTTATCAAGACTTACTGAAGATCCTAACCTAAGTAAAAAGGTTGCAGTAACATTACCAAGAATTGGTTTTGAGATTTCTGGTATTGCATATGATCCAGCAAGAAAATTACAAAAAACAGTTAAAGTTAAAAAGGTTGCAGATGGTATAGATAATGAACAAGTTAAATCTGGTTTTATGCCTGTACCTTATAATATAAATTTTGAATTATATGTTTTATCTAAAAACTCTGATGATGCACTACAAATAGTAGAACAAATACTACCATTCTTTCAACCAGACTATACAGTAACTATGAAAGAAATTCCAGAGTTAGATATAATTCGTGATGTACCAATTATTTTAAATAGTGTCGGTTACGAAGATGATTATGAAGGTTCTTTCACATCTAGAAGATCTATCATTTATACTTTATCATTTACTGCAAAATACTATATGTACGGCCCAGTAACTGCATCTAATGTTATTAGAAGAGTTCAAGTAGATCAATATGCAGATCTTCCAGTAAACGCACCAAAAAGAGAACAGAGGTATTCTGTAACACCAACTCCATCAAATGTAGCTCCTGCAGCTTTTGATCCATCAGATGAAGATAACTTTGGATTTAACGAAGTTACTTCATTTTTTCAAGACGCAAAAAACTATGATGAGAAAAGTGGTACAGATACTGATGATGCATAGTTATGAAAACACAATCCGATATTCTAGATAATGTTTTAGGAATAACAGACGTTGTTGAAAATGCAACGAAAGATGTAACTCCACCAAAAGAAATAGTTGTTCCAGAAACAAAATTAAATGATGAGGATATTAATAATGACTATAAGTATCAAAGAGAAAACTTTTATAATTTAATAGAAAGAGGTCAAGATGCAATCACAGGCATTCTTGATCTTGCAAGAGAAAGTGAAACACCAAGATCATACGAGGTTGCTGGTAATCTTATAAAACAGGTTGCAGAAGTAAATGAGAAACTTGTAGATTTACAAATGAAAATGCAAAAGTTAAAAGAAGTTCCAAGTAATGCACCCAAAAATGTAACTAACGCATTATTCGTAGGAAGTACAGCTGAGTTACAAAAGATGTTAAAGGGTGACAAGAGATAAATCATGTCACAAGTTGACCACTATCTAGGAAATCCTCTACTAAAAAAATCTAATGTTCCTGTAGAATGGACAAAAGATCAGATTCTTGAATACCAAAAGTGTATGAAAGATCCACTATACTTTATAGAAAATTATATTAGAATTGTATCACTAGATGAAGGTTTAGTTTCTTTTAAGATGTTTCCATTTCAGAAAGAGATGGTTGGTACAGTTCATAATAATCGTTTTACAATATGTAAGATGCCTAGACAAAGTGGTAAATCTACAACACTTGTTTCTTACATTTTATATTATGTTTTATTTAACTCAAATATGAATGTAGCGATACTTGCAAACAAAGCCTCAACTGCAAGAGATATTCTTGGTAGATTGCAACTTGCATATGAAAATTTACCAAAATGGTTACAACAAGGTGTAATGTCTTGGAACAAAGGTTCTCTTGATTTGGAGAATGGTTCTAAAGTTGTTGCATCATCTACATCATCTAGTGCAGTTCGTGGTGGTTCATATAACATGATATTCCTAGACGAATTTGCATTTGTTCCGACTACAGTTGCAGAGGACTTTTTTAGTTCTGTTTATCCCACAATTTCATCTGGTAAATCAACTAAGGTTATTATTGTATCTACACCAAATGGTATGAATTTGTTTTACAAACTTTGGGTAGACGCAGAAAATAAAAGAAACTCCTATAATATTATAGATGTTCATTGGAGTGAAGTTCCAGGCCGTGATGCAAAGTGGAGAGAAGAAACTATTGCAAATACCTCAGAAGAACAATTTCGTAGAGAGTTTGAATGTGAGTTTTTAGGTTCTGCAAATACACTTATTGCACCAGCAAAGATAAAATCAATGGCGTTTCAGAATGTTATGAAAACAAACGCTG